GCGGACGAAGTTGTGATAGCAAATGCACAGACTACGCGAACCCTAAAGCCAGTGAGTGTTACTGCTGGAAGTGTTACGTCACCTGATGCGGCATCTGCCAAGAATACAGTGTCACCACTGTTAACAATCGTGAGAGTCTTGCCTGCTGTTACTGATTCCACCGCAGCCGCTTCGCCTGCTGCTGTAGATGTGTAGCCCGCAGCCGATACGACTGGGCCTGAAAAGTGTGTCGCTGCCATAATATATTCTCCTTGTCTATACCCCGTTAGGGTACGTCAACTCTACTCCTAAGAGTAGATATATGGGGAGTAGCTCCCCCGAAGGGGAGCATCCTCTTTAGTGCTTACGCACCGGCATTGCCGTACAGAGAGCGGGCGTCCGTGCAGCCGAAGCTGTAACGGCCAGTAGCCTTGTACTTAGCGTTGTCGGTATCGAACTCACTATCTTGCGTGAAGTCATCACCACGACGTTCAAAGTGCTTCATACCATCGGGACAGTTAGTCCGCACAAAGTACGCAGTCGTTGAAGTCAGGTAGTGATTAACCTTAACACCACCGGGGAACTTGCCCATATTCTTGAGCGCGTTCAGATCGTTGTCAGCAGAACCAACACGGAGGTTGGAGTTCAGGATACGATCAGCCTCGAAGGTGAGATCCGGGGGAACAATCAAACACTGGGGAACCAAAGCGATATTCAGGCCACGATCATTAGTCGCCTGCATAATATCAATGCTCAAGTCCTCAAGAGTTCCCTCAGACAGAGTTGCAGCAGTGGTGATGTTATCCCAAGTACCGCCAGCCACGTTCGGGTGAGCAGTGTCAAGGATAGCCTTACCATCAGGCTGCGGGTAACCAGTGTCATCAAAAGCGTTATTGTATATCGATGTACCAATAACTTCCTTAGTCTGACGCATGGAGAAAGCAAGACCCTGTGCCCGTTTCTTGCCAATCACGTCATAGATGTCATCTTCGACCATCTCCTTAGTGATAACAAAACCCAGACCATAGGTGACGTGCTGGTAACGCTTCAGGTAACCCTGCTGCGCTGTATCGTATGCTACTGAGCCGCCTTCAGTCTTAACCGAAGCCAGTCCAAACATCGACGTACCAACATCCTCTTCCCACGCTTTACGTGAAGTGTATGTATCGAACAGATCCGTGTATTCAACGGTGTGTTCGGCGTAAGCCTCTCCATACCAAGAGTTAACTCCCGGCCAAAGTGCTTTTGCAAAGTTGCTACTATTAATAGGCATTGTCTATATCTCCCTTAGACGTGTAGTGCTTGGTTAGCTTCATCTACCATTACGTAGACTTCAGCATTAATCAGGGAGAGGTCATTACCAACCTTGTTAGGCAGCTCAACAATCGTGAGATCGGTATTCGAGCTAGTAGTAACTTCCATGATGGAACGACCAGAAGCCGTGTTGCCATTCACACCCGTGAGGTCAACCGTCGAACCTACAACAGAGGAACTCAAGTCAACAGCAGTCTGCACACTCATGACCAGATTCTTAACCGGCACGTAGTATATCAGCCAGTCAGTATGAGTGTTGGCACTGTCGTCGTAGTACAGGGTGGTTTGGTCATCAGGATTGATAGCAGAACCCGGATAGCCGGTGCTAGGATCCTTCTTACCGACGCCTACAACCACACCCAAGATGTCTACGTCAGTAGTCACCGCGGGATCGGCGAGGCCGGATTCCAGATTAATCAAATCCCCAACGAAGATGTCAGCACCATCGGCAGGGCCAATAGTACGGACTTGACCCGTGAGCGGGCCTCCATCGAGCATCTTGACTGGCGTAAAGCCCCGTGGGGCGTCAACGTTAGCCATAGTATATCTCCTTTATGTTTGAATTACGAACAGTCAGGAGCAGAGTGAAACTTATGAAATATCAACTTCACCATAAGTACCTTCTTTTCCGCTGTTCAAGTCTCGTTTAATGTCAGCGATTCGATCATCGTTTAGCTTCCGCATTTCAGCTTTATCTTCTTCATAAAACTCAATCGGCTGCTTCATCAAGTACGCAGAGTCGCCACCACCAACGTTCATGGTAACATTACTCGTTCCATCTGTACTCGCCTCAACGTCAACTGAGAGCTGCGGCATATCCTTTGCCGGTACGTGTTCAAATCCTGCTCGTTTAGCACGAAACACGAGATCATTGCGATCAGTAATCCACGCATAGTGGTAAGCTGAGTCCTTGTACTCGTCTGGAATGTGCATTCGTTTACGGCTCCCGCTCATCGGGATTCGTGAGGGACGCTTTGCCCTTGTAGGTGCTTTACTACGGCCTTGAGCCTTGCTTTCATTTGATACTGTCATTTTGATCTCCTAGATCGAGGACTACTCCCCGAAGTACTCTTTAAGATAGTCTGCTTCCGACATCGCGCCTGAGCGCACAATCGTTCGCATGATTTGACGGTCGTCTTCCGACAGTTCGGAGGCCTTATGCCTACCGCCTGCTGGAGCTGCTCGACCCCTACGTGCTGGTTCAGCTAGAGTTGCTTCTGCACGTTTCGGATTCTGAAACTTGCTTGCAAATCGAGCTTTCACTTCCTGCTCCACGTACTCAAATACTTTCTCTGGTGGCAGGCCTTCGTTCTGTGCAACGTAACCAGTACCAATCAAGTCAGCATACTTACGCATTTCCTTGTCCTGATGGTACCACTCGTTGTCGTCTACCCATGACTCGAATGCTTCATTGTCGGGCTCATCCTTACTAGCCTTCTCAGTAGCAATCTTATCATCAATAGCCATCACAGCGTCGTAGTCCTGATCTTCTAGGGCATCACGTTTCGCCGCCTTTAGTTCGGCCATGGTCTTCTCACGTTCTCGTGTGCGAATACCATCTTGCATCTTCTTCATGGCTTCAATGCCATCCTGTGTTTTACGCAGTTGCTTCTTAAGACTACGGATATCGTCGTATAACGGTTGACGCCCCATAAACTCTTCAGCAGTTAGAAACTGTTTGCCCTCTGCACCTTCTGGGTTCCAACCGGCATCTATCGCCTGCTGTTCCGTTTCGGTGTACTCATTACCTTCAGCCTGCTCTTCGGCTGGTGCCGTTTCATTTCCGGTGGCTGCTTCGTCACCTGCGATAACGGCTAGTAATTCTTCTTTACTAGGTGTTGTGACCTTCTCAGTCATTGGTTACTTCCTCTTTGGTAATAATGCCCTGTACGTCGTCATCGTTAATGATGATGTAGTCCTCTCCATCTATGGTGATGAACTTACCTCCGTACTTAGCAAAGTATACGATATCGCCCACCTCAGCCCAAGGAGACCAGAGGGGGTTATCGCCATCAAATGCCCGCCATGCCATGGGGCCAATGGATACAACCTCTCCTACCGTGGTGCTTGCCTTCTGTCGCTTGAAGTCGTCACCGACATCTAACTGAAAGCCCTTCAACGCACCTTCTTGTACTTCTGCGTGTGACGTATCGTCTGCTGGTTTGAGTAGGACTCTGTGTCCCACCATTGCTACTTTGGTCTTAGTGGTCATAGTTGCTTACCCGCTCTTTAGCATCTTCTTTGGCTGCTGTGAAGATATTGAACACTTCTGTCAAACCTTCAATACGTCCATAGATCCTATCTGTAGTAAACTCGTGATCCTTTCCTGCTGTGTTCCCTTCCGCAAGGTAACGCTGCAAATGATCCCGTAACATTACGATCTCACCAACTATTGCTTCAGTGATCTCGTTCTCAATCCAGTCCTTAAACTGGCCCGGAGATATCTCCAGTCCTTCCTCCACCTGCTTGTCCTGCTCCGCCATTTCCTGCCTCCTGTGTTGCCCGCTGTTGGGCTAGTTTCTGCTCATGCTGCTCCTGTTGCATCCCGAGCTTCTGCTCGTGAGCGTCTTGGAGCTGCTGTAACTTCTGGAATGATAGGTCGTTCTGACTCATCATATCCATTACCTGTGCGTACTCAGCCAGTTGATTACCCGGCTCTGCTGCCTCTGCGTCAGCTAATGACTTCAGTGCGCTGGCTTCTGCTTGCTTACGCTTGAAATCTAACTCGTCCCAAGCTCTTGCATTCTCCTCTTCCCACTGCATCCGTTCAAACTCGAGCTGCTGTTCTTCAGGGCTCGGGCCTTGCTCTGGCATGTTCATCAATGCCTCGATATTGGTCTGTTCAGTGGCTTCTAAGTACCGCTTAACAAACTCCTGCGGGTTAATAGGCATACCCTGTTGTATGAGCTGCCCAAGTGCCTCCACCTTAGCCATACGTTGCTGCTCGGTGGCGACATTGGGATCTGAGGTCGGGAGTACATCCACGTCTTCGAGGTTGTAGTCTTTGAGGCCAATCTGTGCTGCCCCTTCCTGACCCGGATCCAATATATTAAAGTACCCCTCCTCGGGAAGAAAGATACTATTAAGAGTTGCTATCTTCTTGTACTCTTTACCAAGTGATCGGTGTATGCGCTTGTAGATCGAGCTAAACACTTTCATGCCTTGCTCAATAGCCGCTATAGCTACCGTAGCCTTTGTATTCTGGCCCGGTATCTCACCTGACATCACTTCAGTGACAGAACTCAGCTTCTCCCCAGACTCAATCATAGTGCCTAGTAGGGAATATAATACCTGACTTGGCTCCCGTACAGGCAGAGGAACAAGTCCTTTACGGAGGTCATCTCCGATGGAGTTTGCTGTTTTCCATTCACCCGGAGTAAAAGCTGTGTTTCCACCCTTAATCCTGATTCCCTTGCCTATGAAACCTGACTGCATGTTAGACAAGGTGCCCGCATCAAGTAACTGATTGATGAGGGTATTGATAGTGTTGTTTATCGGCCCCAAGAGGATACCGAAACCAATGTCGTAGAACCCACCATCCGGAGACGGTATGAAGCTGTACTTGGTGTACAGGTTGATCGGGTTGATACGCATGATGCCGCCGTCTGGGGCGGGGGTAACGTCTTCCTCACCATAACGAGGTACGATCCTAGCCACATCGCCAGTGGACTCTTCCACGGTGACAATGTAAGGTTCCTTGTAGCCATCGTCATCCAGATCCATGTAGATACACTGCTCTAGGATGGTATAAGGAGTGGTATAGTCCACTTCCTCTGGCTGATTGATTGACGCAGCTCTATCTGAGGAGCGTACACTCTCTTCAGGGTTAGGCTGTGGCGTAATAGTGTCGAGGTCAATATCTCTATAAGTACCGGCTGCAACACGTTCATGGATGTCGTTACTCGTCATCTTCAGTACGTGGGTAATGCGCTCAGCTTCCTCGAGGTTCTTAGACCAGTAGTTGACTACCAGTTCTTTCGGGTATACTATCTCTGACTTGTTACGTCCATTAATAGCATCGAAGTAAGTCTTCTTGAACATTGTGCCTACGATAGGAAGTGCAAACAAGAGACGATCCATCTCCTCTTCCCAGTCTTCCATCTCACACAAGATCTGGTAACTCATATGCTTGCCAATACGCACAGCACGTTCAGTCTTCTCACCAGTTCTATCGTAACCTACCACACGTCCGCGCACTGGATTAGTACCCGGCAGCAGGGCGGGGTAGGCTCGGGCGGAGAACTGTAAGGCCGCTGTCGCTATCAGCGGATACTTCACATTAGCAGCTCCCGGCCAAGGGGTTGTCTTATGCTCTGCTACTTGGAGCGCAAGGTTAGTCCACTCATCGATCTTGTCTGACCAGCCCTCACGGGAGCGGCAGTCAGTGTCGTAGCCTGTGACTACGGCATTGCCGATAACATTAAGATCATTGTCACTTAGCTTCTCAGCTAGGTTCCCACCACTGAGGATCTCTTCCTGTGATAGTGTGCTGTCAAGTTCCATTAATACCCCGTAGTGACACAAATGCCTGTAAAGTCATCGTCCTCAAAGAAATCATCATCGTCTTCTGGCTCTGGATCCCAATCCGTAGTGGCAATCTGGTCAATGTACGCCAAGGCGTCTATCAAGTCATCATGCGTGAGCGGATTAGGGAAGTCCAATAGCTGTGTGGTCAAGGGGCGTATGAACTCAGCTCCCTTCCTGAACCAGACACGACCATGCTCGAATCGTCCCTGAAGTGCCCATGTAATACGTTCAGTCTTCTTCTGATTACCGTGGGTCACTTCGTCTACTCTGATGTACACACCTAAGCGTGTCATCTCGTCAGCTAGGTATGGCATCATGGCGTTCTTCAAAGTGCCTTTCTCGATACCTACTCCCATAGCCTTGTACTTCTGTGCTGCTCTCAGGATCCGGGTAGCAGTCTCTCTCACTCCCCAGCGTCCATGGAATACATCCCCTATGTACCAACCATAGGTTCCTACCTTGACACATGCTATTGCACATTCGTCCAGATTACTACTCCTGCCCACCGATACATTCTCTAGCTCCTTGTACCCCGAAGGGTCAACTGCTATGAACCATGTACCATCCTCAGGCTCTTCATCCATCTCTTGAAAGTAATCTTCCGTGAAGATCATACCACCTGATGCGGTGAATGACGCTTCGTATTCCTGCCTGAAGTTACTTGAACTCAAGGTACGTCTTGCTTCTTCAATCTCCTTCTTGGAGATCGTCGGATTATCTATACTGGCGAACGTGAATGCTTCCATCTCGTCCGTCTCGTCTTCACCTGCTTGTATGAACAGGTCATAAAAGTGATTCTTACCCTCAGGTGTCCCGATAAAAAGGGCAGATCCCATAACATCTGACAGCGTGGGGCGAAGAATCTTTTCCCAAACCTCTGGCTTCATGAACGCATACTCGTCCATTACGACGTAGGAAAGGCCAACTCCGCGGAGAGTATCCGGGCGATCTGCTCCTTTGATTTCGATCTTGCGGCCATTAATCAATGTTATTATCGCTTGGTTCTCAAGCGTAGACTGGATCACCTCCTTACCAAGATCCTTCAACAGATCCCAGATGATTCGTTTGCCTTGGTCAAATGTAGGAGCTACATAAAAGACCCGCTTAGTCACTAGGTCGTACCCATGCTCGTTGGTGTTCTTCAGCCCTTCTATAAGGAGTGTGATTGCACTGAGGAAGCTCTTACCTCCACGTCTGCCTGCTGCACAGATCTTAAACCGTGCAGGACTATTGAAGATCTCTAACTGCTTATCATGTAACTTGAAGTCAAGATTAGCCATTAGACTTCTCTGCTAGTAAAATGCTATCGAGGTCATCAACAACCCCCTTATACGTTTCAATCAGAATGAACGTCTCGGGGTCATAAGAGGACTTCTCAAGATCTACTATCCTCATACAGTACTGGTTGCGTACTGACCATAACATACTAGTCACTGACATCTTCAATCTCCGTGTACTCTGTGTACTCTGCTTCTACTGGTTCATCTAGGACTCTAGTTACTTCTAGGCCCGATATATTAATGGTGATATCCGGATTCTTATCCTTTTCTGTTGGGTCTATGGCTCTCTTAGAGGGGATGACCCTATCCCACAATATCTTAAGGCATGTTGTATCACCCTGTTTAGCCAGATCAATCGTGTTTCTGACTACTTCTTCCCAGTCGCTGAGTACCATCTCTTCTGCTTTCTCAAGGACTGCTTCTCGCAGGAGGGTTAGCTTGTTCTTGCTTCCTTTAGGTCTCCCGCCTTTATTGTTCTGCTTATTTATCTGTAGCTGCTTTCTCCTCTTCTCTTTCTTGGCTTCCGCTAGCTGCGCTTGCTCCATCATTCGCTGCTTTGTTAAAGATGGCGTCCCAGTTATCTCTGTACTCTCCACTTGGGATTCGACTACGGGGTGTGTCCCTGTGTCCTCTGTCTTCACGCATTTACTCCTCCATTTCAATCTCTATGATCTCAGAGACGCATCCCATTGGGAACTTCATAACGTCTCCGTACTTAGTTTTACCGTCCCAGTTGGGAGCGATAGTTCCTGCCAGTATTAACGTGTCGTCTCTCTCTTTGACGTAGTAGCCTATACTATATATAAGCTCCATCGGCTTGTTGATCTCTTTCTTGGTGTGCCATGATCCCACAATCTCTGGATCCCGCCACTTCACCATCACAAGTTTAACGACGACCACCCTTGCGTTTCGCGGCCTTAGGTTGTAAACGCCCTCCTTGTCGATTAGACGCCCGTCGAGATTCTACACGTAGGTTGGAGGTAGCGTTTGATCCACCCTTCGACGCGGATTTCTTATGTCCGACAACCTTGCCGTCTCCTTTACTTACTTTGCCAGCGTTAGCCAGCTTGGTTCTCGCACGGTTCCGAGCTGCACGAGCGGCCTTACGAGTCTTCGATTCTGCTAGACGTTCCTTGGTGTAGTTGCGCTTACGTCCTTGAGCTACTGTCTTCTGCTTATAGGGCATTGGACATTCTCCGTTTAATTGTGTCCAGTCGTTTCTGGAGGGCTTGCTGCCTCATCTCAGAACGTCCTGCTGCAAAGCGACTGTACGCAGGTTGCGTAATCGCAGATCTACTGGGATCAAAGTTTACTGGGACATCAGGCTCCAGTAGCTGTCTGCCAGCAGTCGGATCATAGTGCATGGGGAGCTTCTCCACGACATAGGGATCATCAATCATCGATTGTGCCCAAAATGCGTCCGCTTCACCCAACGTGTTATAATACAAGAGATCGTCACTGACCTCTGCGTTCTTCTCAAAGAATCGGATATGTTCCTTCAACTCCTGAGCCTGCTGCTTTAGCTCGGCGTACCGAGGAGCCGTCTTAGGAACCTGTCCAAGTGCTTCCTGTACTTCATTCAGTTCTTTCTTTCTAACAGGGAGCTTCGTCTTTTCCTTTTTAAACCATCCGGGGCCAGAGCCTCCGGGCAGCTTATCCAGCGTCTGAATGACGTGGTTTGACTCGTGAACCAATACAATCCTCAAAGCCTCATCAATGGAGATCCCCTTAGCGTCTGCATATGCTTGCAGTTTGTTCGGGTTAATCTTAATCGTAGCCTTCGAGAAGTTCTTGCTCGAGTCTAGCGTGGTTGCTGCTGCGCCTAGAGACGGTAGCTTGGTGGTAAACAGCACCTCCGTCTTCTGGGCTATCTTTGGGTACTCGTAGAACAATTCATCGTGCTTCATCAGGAAGCCTAACTTGTACTTGTTCTCAGCCGGGTTGGAGGACAGTCTGCGGGTGGCCGCTACTTGACCTTCAGGAGTGATCGTGGACTGAGCATCACTGACCTGTGTCTTCCAATGTCCAGCGTAGTCTTTAAAGTAACCAGTTTCCGCTGCTACTGTTCTGGGGTGTACTCCAGAGTCCAACATCTGACTAGCTTCCTTAACCAAAGCAGGATCGAAGCTCTTTGCTCCTTTTGAGATTATGGAACCTATGCCCGCTATCGGTACAGGGTTCATCCAATCCATTACCTTCTCAGTGCCAGTCATTACTGCTTCCCTCATTGACTGAGGGGCTTCTTCTGGGTTTGCTTTGTAGTACTCTTCCTGAGATCCTACTACATCCCCAAGTGAAGGGCCAGTATTGTACTGCTCCATTGCGTCTGTCGCTCCGAGCTTCATTTCATCGTATCTCTGCTTGGCTGCGCCTGCCAGTCCCTTAGATCCTTCATAATCTAGGTCAGATTCAGGATTCATGCCCCAGTAACTAAAACCAGCCATGCTCCCCTCCTCTCAGTGTGACGATTAAATGACGTTTACCTCCCCTTCACCATTATTAGACGACAGAAATACAGTCACGTCTACATCTTAAAGAGAATCAAGAGCTTATTGTACTCATTTCCCTCTAAAAACTCGCAGATAGAGGCAAATACCCCCTCAATCGAGTCAGGTTCGACCCCTTTTTGACGTAGTTTGCGCCATTTCTGCTGTTTCATGGACTTGGAGTAGGGCATAGACCACATATCCCGCATATTCAGAGCCCACCGAGCCCATAAAGGGCGATCATTGTGGTAGATCCAGATAATATGCTGCTCCAGCTCTCTGTTCACATCAGATTCCAAGGTATTGTGTAGGTTAGCATGATAGTCATGTCATTGCTGGGTGCTATGTACATTATCCAGTTCATGGTAATAGCTCAGATAATCGCCTTTGGATACTTTCTAACCCAGATCTGATCTTTCCCTCTATAGTACTCCTCCACTTGGAGTAGGAGATTCCGTATTGCTGCCCCCTCTGTGTTGAACGTACCAGCTCGTCGTTCTCGGTCATGGAATCGGAAAGGTGATCAAGGACAGCGGGCTCCCCATCAGCTACCTTCTTACCACCTCTGACTAGCTTATCTACAATGTCCATTATAACTCTCCTTAACCCTCTTTAGGTTGATTTAATTCAACATCTTCTAGTACTCTCTCTACGATACCATGGCAGTACCTACATGCAAACCTGATTACATCCTCAAGGTCAATCTCCATTGGGTACAACTCATCATCTGAGTGTATGGTTATCTTGACTCTCTCCTTCAGGAGCTTTCCATCATATCCCTGACAACATACAAAGTCATATATCTCATCATCCCTCTCGGATCCTACCATAGCTTCTCCTCCTCCGGAGACCTGTATTCCTGATCCTATGTTACTGAGCTTCCACCCCGAGGCGAAGCATTCATGGCTATTAGGTGTTCTCTTCATTACATTTCCTCAGTAGTTAT